GCCCGTGAATAGCACTGGGCCTGTAAAGTGAACGGCCATTTAAGGCTCCTTTCGTGTAGTAGCACATCCCCGTACCGTCTCTACTAAGTCTGCTAGGTCAGTCGGCACAGGTAAAAATCCTAGTCCCTCAATAATAAAACAAAAAAGGGGGCTTGTCGCCCCCTTTTTCTTGCTGCTTTTTAGGCTGCTCCGGGCGAACCGAAGATACCTCTTGCGTCAGAGTATCCAAACGAATACCGCTCGCGCGCCTTGTAGCGAACGTTTCCGGTATCGAAGTCGCCCTCAAAACCGGTCTTGATTGCAACGCGCTGGAACATCTTCATTCCATTGGGAGCATCGGTCTTGATGAAGAACGCATCAGGATCCGTCAGGTAATGATTGACGGTGTAACCCTGAGGAATCATGCCCATGTTGCGGATGGCATTGATATCGTTGTCGGCAGTGCCAACACGCAGGGTGGACTTCATGATGCGATCAGCCGTGAACTGAAGCTCTTTCGGGATGATCAGCTTCATACCTTGGATTGCGATCTTAAGACCACGCTCGTCGGTGAAAGCAGAGATGTCGATCAAGGCCTGCTCCAAGGAAGTCTCGGAGAGGTCGGCCGGAACGGTCAACTCGTTCTTCAGATCAGGGCCCGACAGGGTAGGGTGATCTAAAGCACAGAGAGGCTTGCCGTCGCCACCCAGGGAGGTAGTGAAGGCGCCGTTCAGGACGGCTGCAGCTTTGATCTGCTTGGTGGTAGCCATCGAACGAGCCAGGGCCTTGGTGTAGCGGGCAGCAAGACGGTCGTAGAGGTTGTCCTCAACGGCTTCTTCTGTCAGCGAGAACGCCAGGGCGATGGTCTCATGCGTATAGCGAGCTGTGTAGACTTCCTGCGCTTGGTCATAAGCGACACCAGCGCCTTCAGTTTTCACGGGGGCCTCGCCGAAGCCAGAGAGCATCACTTCCTCTTCAAAAGCACGGTCAGAGGTTTCGATGTCATAGATCTCGGCATGCTCGTTCTCATAGCCCTGATACTCCAGGCCAAAAAGAGCATTTAAGCCAGGCTCAAGCTCTTTAACTAGTTGGGCACGTGAAATTGCCATTTTTCAGTTCCTTTCAATTAAGTCACAGCTTTGACGCCGGTGCTGCCATACAGATGCTCGTTGATTTTCACAACGACAACTGCAAAGTCGCCAAGCGTGTTGCCGGGAACGTTATATAGGCCAACAATCTTCAGATTCAATGCTGCCGTATCTGCGATGGTGGACGAATCCAGCTCCATTGAAGAAACACCCGTAGTTGTGCTTCCACCGGTCCCAACAACATCAGCGTTTTTACCAATGTCAGCCTGAACAATGTCTTCGTCAGCCTGGATGATAAATAACTGACTAGGATCATCCATCACGTCGGCACTGATCTCACCTTGTGTGATGTTCACCGAACCAGGATAGAAGTTCTTAAAGGTGGGTTTTCCAGTGGTGGGGTCGATGTAGTTACATCCGTTAAATACACCCAGGGCCGCAGCGTGTGTACCGGGGAGGAATTTAACAACGAAACCACCGACAATGGTGACCAGGTCTCCCTGGAAAATGGCTCCAGCCTGATTATCCTCGATTAGATACCCATACTGCTTCTGAGCACCAGTAGCAGAAAGATTGCCGAGAGGACGCAGACCAAAGGCTTTATCAACGTTTGCCATTTGTTTGTTCCTTTAAAAAAGTTTTCACAGGTCCTTAGTTTTCCTTCGGACCGCCGAATGTGACACGGGACTGCCGAGTCGGGGCCTCAATCCGCATGCTCCCGTGAGCATTTGACTTCAAGAGGTCGTTATCTGCAGCCTGAACTTGGTCGCTGGCCCTACGGCGGTAGTGCTCATTACGCTCTGCCGCTGTCTCCTCTGGGATACGAGCTAACAACATGCCTCCCACGCTAATAACGCCAGCGTGTCGGCCGTCTTCCGCGGACGGTACAGGAAAGTCAGGATATTCATCCGATCTAACGAGCTCGTAGCCCTCGCGGACTTTGCTTGCTACGTTAATGCGGTCTTCATGTCCCGCCACTTCTGCACGAATCCAACGGTGCTTATATCCAGCAGGTGCCGGAGGTGCATCCAAGCGAGAAGGAGGAGCCCAGGGCTTGCGCCGCGTACCGGCCTCACGAGTTTCAGCTTCACGAGGGGTACGAGTGGTTTTGGTTGTTTCGCTCATTTCATTACTCCTTCACATACTTGGCGTACTCTTCCAGGGGAACGCCTAGCTTTTTGGCAATCGCAACTTGACTCGGTGTCAGCCGGACAGTGCGGCGTACATTATTCGCGCCCGATGATCGGGTAGCAGGGGCAACCGTTTGTACGGGTCGGCTACTCCTGGTGTTCTGCGCATTACTGACTTTACCGAATTTAGCCGGAAAAGTTTCAGCCATGCGGCGATCTAGCTCATCATAATACTCATCCGACGTGGGGTCAAATCTTTCTGTTTCGACCAGTTGGCGGTGAATTCCATAAGCGGTATGGGTCATGACAGTGTCCGTACCAAACCACTCGTTTTTCTCGGCCCACTCCTCTGCCCGGGGGTCAACCTTCGGCTGAGGCGGACGCTGTTGGACAGCCGGTTGCTGGGGCTGTTGCGCCTGCTGTACCGCGACTGTACGCCGTGCCTCGGCTTCCTGGAGCTGGCGCTGCTCAAACAGCAGGGAAGTCAGACGCTCCTGGGCCTCAGTTTCGGTGTCAATGTCATTCTCTTCCCGGGCCTTTTTAATAATCTGCTTGAGCGCAATAGATTGGGTCTCAATCCGGCTCTTTGCCTCTCCCATGCGCTGGCCGTCAAAATGCATCGCCTGGCGACGCAAATCCTCAGCCTGCTGCTGGACGCCGCGGGCATATTCCAAGGCTGCCTGCTCACGGCGCTGGGTCTCACGCAGACGAGCCGTTAGCTTGTCAATGCGCTTTTTGACCTTATCGCTGTAATTCTCCAGCTCATCCTCTTCACCCGGGATAGCCGGCTGTAAGGGGTCGGTTTCAACAACCGGAGGCTCTTGTTGATCCTGGACCTTGGCCTCTTTACCGTCTTCAGACATCTCGACAGTAACAGGCTGCTCGTCCTCCCCTAGATTAAATTCCAACTGGTCTTTTTCAGACATGAACCTCTCCTTTACATATGCAAGATGTCTTCAGGGTCGTTCACACGACCGATGATTTCATCATCGTTTAAAATACGGATTTCCCCGCCGTCAATGCTTATTCTTGAGCCAGCGTAACGGCCAAAGACTACCCAATCACCTAACTTACACCACGGTCCGGTGGCGAACTTGTCAGTATCGCCATAGGCCAGATCCCCAACCTTCAGGACATAGCCACAAACTGTGGCCAACTGGGTTTTTTTCTGGGTTTCCTCTGCAAGAAGAATTCCGCCTTTGGTCTTCTCCGCACCGCGGTAAGGCAGGATGGCAATGCGCCAACCAGTGGGGGTAGGGATTCGATTTAGTACCTCCGAAGGCATTTGCTCCGGCACAAGCCGGCCTTCGTGGTCATAGGCATCGTCAAGCTCCGGACCTCGGGCTTCTTTTTCTTCCTGCCACTTTTGCTCAAGTGGGGTCAGACGATCAGGAATACTATCTTCCATTGGCTCTCCTTTGGGTTGGTTAATCTTCGCCATACTTCGAGGCACGGTCTCGTATTGCCTCTTCCGCAAGCTTTAAACCCTCTAGACGGCCCATCATGAAACGATAGCGTTCCATATCGGAGATGGTTCCATTAAGAACAATGGCCTCTGCGTCAACACGCATTTGCCGAATGTCCTTCAGTATTCTTTCTGCAAAATCTAGCATGGCAAGTCCATGAAAAAGCAGACGAAAACCTCGTCTGAGGGCGGTTAAAACTTAATAAATCTTAACAGGCTCGTTCCCATCACGCTTCTTGACAACCATAAACGCACCACCGTCCTTGGCCTTGACAGGCTTTTTGCGTGACTTTCCTGCTGTTGACAGGGCAATTGCAACGGCCTGTTTGACTGCCTTCTTTTTGCTGGCAGGCTTGCTGGCCCCAATCTTCCCGGTCTTTTTAAAGCTTCCCACCATCTCTCCAATATTGGAGCTGACGGTCTTCTGACTTGATCCCTTTTTAAGCGGCATTTCGCCCTCCTTGTTTGACTAACGTAGCCATCAACCGCTCGCGCGCAACCTCTGAGCGCTGGTCAATCGCATCTTGCTGCACACCAATACGCTGCTGCGCAACCTGAGCATCCATCTGCGCCTTCTGCGACTGCATGGCAAGCCTCTGCTGCTCGATCTGCGCGTCGATCTGGTCCTTCTGAGCCCGCTGCTGCAATTCTTGTTGTTTTAGAGCAACAACCGGGTCTTCGCCGCCCTCGCCACCAGCCAACTGGCCCTGCAAGCTGCGAACTTCCTGCATGAACTGCGCAACCTTGATCGCTATCATGCCCTCGCGCTGGATATCCGAGACCATACGGTCAGGGTCCTTGCCATACTGCATAAAGAGCTCCGCCTCCACCGTCTCCTCAGCCTTTAGCCGCACATGATCCAAAATGTGCTGCTGCAACTGAATCGCGGCCATGGGATTGGCCTGCAAAATCGGGGACAAGCCCATCATCAAATGACTTGCGATGTGCGCATCATGCTGCTGACCCGCAAAAGCCTTCAAATGCATGCCATTCAACACGCTTGAGTTCTCCGTGGCCGGGTCCTTAGGCATCTGGGTGTTCTGCGGCAGCAAAATCCCATCAATGTCCCTCACGTTCAACGCCGCATAGACCCTGTAATACGCTTCATACAGGTTATGCATCTGCGGCGCAGTCTGCGCCAGCTGCAACTGGGTCTGGGCCAACGTAATACGCTGGGCAGCCGAGAAGATGTTGGGGTCGGCTACCGGTAGTACGGCCACCATGTTGTTAAAGTCATACCGCTTGATCGAGCGGCTGGCCCCAGGCACGTCATACGGGTACTCATCAGGCAACGAGCGCCCAAAACCACTGGCGAGCATTCGAAATTCCATGCTCTGCGCATAATGCAGACGCTTGTGGATGGCAGACATCACCATCGAACCACGCTCCAACAGCGCAATCGTCGTTCCGACCGCGGCGTTCTGGTTGAAGTCTCCAACCATCATGTCGGCCGTGCTGGCCAAACGCTTTCCAGCGTCTACCAAGAATCCAAGCAGCGCAAACAAGGTCTGCGA